TCAATCCCCGGCTCCCTTATTTTTGTAAAGCTGTTTTGCTACATCCTTAACCCTCTGGAATATATACTTTTCGTGATCGCTAACTGTGCTACGATACCAGCCCAATTCTGCCGCTACATCAATTTGATTCCACTTATCAATGATACGCCGCCTTGCGATCAGTTCATCGTCTGTATAGAGTGCTGCCTCTTCAATAGCTCTTTCCAGCTGAGAGCGCAAGAGTTTATCCAGCGGATCAGGCAGTTTCACTCTTGCGCTCACAGTCTCACGTCCTTCTTTCCTGTTATTCCATCAGCTTCCACATTCGGTACAGCATTGTACACATCTGCTGCCGGGTGACGGGCTGAGAGAGCATCAGGTCCCGCTCGCTGTTGCCCGTCAGGATGCCGTTTGCAACGGCCCATTCCACGCCCTCCTTGTGGGCGCCGCTGGGTGTATTGTCCATGATCTTGACCTCCAGTCTCTTCTTGAACTCTGCCCACTTCTGGGCGTTCACCAAGTACGACGGGCAGTGCTTCCCAGTCACATCAAAGTGACGGTACACGTTCTCAATTGGGATGTCGTACTTTTCCATCAGTGCCCGGCCCAGGGCGGCAGCGTTGGCAAGAGTTGCTTCGCTGGCCTGATAGACACCGTTCCGGATGGTGTCGCACATCTCAATGGAAAGGCTGTTGGTGTTGGTGATAACACCATACATGGTGCCGCCACCAGTCTTGTCAGCGTTGGCGTACTTGCTGCCGCCGACGGACCATGCCACTTTTAGATCAGGCACAGACCGCCAGACTGTAGTATCATCGACAAAGTAGTGGGCGCTGGCCTTGACGATGTTGTTCTGAAAATACTTTGCGTTGTTTGCCGCCCTGTCCCCGTCATTTCCGGTGTAGTGGTACACTAGATACCGGATTTGGCTGGCGTTCCGGGAACCGCCATAGTTCCCGGAGTTCGCCAGCTGCTCCTTTATCGTGTAGCTCATTTACTGTCACTTCCCAGCTGCTTGATTACCTGGTTGGCTCCGGTAGCAGCCAGGCCGCTCACAATGCCCACAGCCGCCGCGGTGATGTAGTCCGTGGCTGGGAAGTCAGGCATGAGGAACATACCTACCACGCCCAGCACAGCGCCGCAGACGCCGCAGATGATGGGGATGAACTTGCTGTCCAGAGAGGACGCTTTCACGCCCTGCCCGATCAGCAGGCAGATGACGGTGATAGCCGCCACGCCTGTAATACCCAAAGATGTAATGTCCATATCAGACCTCCCGATTACACTCGGATGGCCTTGACGGCATAACCGTCTGCATCATAGGTCACATCAAACTTTCCGCGCTTGGTATTCTGGCGAACCACTTGTCCGGCAAGCGCCTGATTTCGGCCCATGTCTACCTTGTCCGGAAGAGGCTCCTTTTCCTCGCCGGGAAGGAATCCCTCCGCCATCTCTGCCTCGGTCCATCCGCCATCGGGGTTCTTTTCGGGGTTCAGGGAGAATCCGGTGCCAGCCTCAACCAGCAGCTTGTTGGCATCCTCCGCAGTAATCTTGCCGCTCTTGAAGTCATCGATGATGTTATTGATGGTCTTGTTCATGATTGGTAGCTCCTTTCAAATATCCGGCTTGACCGCCGGTTTCTAATGATGTAAGATGTTATTGCCCGTTGTGCAGACGTGTGCTGTTTTGATAGCGCTCCCTCCGCGTTAAGTCGCAATGGACGGAGACAACGAATACTACGGGCTTGCGGCGCTCCTTCGGGGGCGTCGCTTTTTTACAGCCCAATGCGAGCCAGAATAAACGCAATCACAGCCGCAAGCACCGCCCACACGGACTTGTCCACGATGGCCTCCCACCGCTTTTTCGGCTTGGCCTGCTCGGCCTCTTGCCATGCGATCAGCCGGTCCAGCTTCTCCATGATGTTGTCGTACTGCTCATTCCGGGCGGCCTCCGCCTTTTCCAGTTCCCGCATCCGGTCAAAGAGTTCTTTGTGAGTGCTGCGGGATGCCTCCCGCCATTCCGACATCTGCTTTTCCAGCATGTTGGCTTTCTGGAGTCCCAGACAGTCCCTCTGCGGGTCCAGAATACACTTCTCGTCAGCCATTAGGACCTCCTTACTCTGCCGCCTCCGCAGTCATCATCTTGCTGAGGGTGCTGTATTCCTCCGGGGTCAGCCTGTCGGCGGCAAGATACACGTCCATCTTTTCCAGGAGGCCCTCGGTCCGCCCCCGGTCAATCAGCAGTTTGCAAAGATTGTATACAGTTGTCATGGTCCTGCTCCTTTCTTGTCATACAGTGGTTGTGGTGAGTTCCAACATACACAGGCGTTCCTCATGGTCTGCCAGCATATCAAGGGTAATGTCCTCGGCTCCCGGTTCCGGCTCCGGCAACCCATCCTCCACGGTGATCTGCCCTTGATAGGCTTCAGCCTGGGCGATGGCGTAATTCGCCTCCGTGTAAGGCATCGTAACACCGGACAGCACCGTCTCGATATCCGGCTCCTCGGGAGTGCCGTGATTGACCTCCGTTGCCAGCTGATATTTAATGATCTTCATGTGCCCTCCTTCCAGTATTTCAAGAATAAGGTGAAGTTTAATCCGACTGTACGGCCAGCCCCGACCGAAATTGTGAACTTCCCATTCCCGTTCTGTGTAAACAGGCCAAGATAGTTTGATGCGTCGAAAACAGATTCTCCAAAAAGACCCGGAATTTGCGTTCCGTTGTCCAATACGCCATAGCAATCAAGCATCTTTACCTGGCCGCTGGTATCCGGGATTTGGACGTCAATCGTCTTTGACGAGTTGTCCGGGAACGCCCCGCCGTTCACGGCCATCACAAAAACAGGGTTGCCGTTGTACCGCTCCGATGTGCGGTACTCGACGCCTAACTGCATGGGCGGATTTAACCAATCGGCCAGAGCTTCTAATGTTTCTCCAGACGGCGAATCCTGGACAGATGCCGGTGCCTGCGGAACAATCTGCGAGGGTTCTGATAACCCCAAGATAAAGCTGGAATTTAGGAAGTTTTCCGCATTGATAGAATAGTGGGCATCAAGTGCCAGCTCATTTCCCGATAGAGATATCAGCCTTAGATTGTCAATGGGATATGTTCCTGGATTGTAGGATGAATCCAGGATTGTGATGCGTCGTGCATAGCCTGTTGTTGTTACAGATGCCAAAATAGTGCTGGGGCCATTAGCTGCGTAGTTGTGCCCGATGCTCACGATAAAACTGTCTGGCCTACTGGTACTGCCGTGGATTACGGCAATCCTGTACCATCCTGTTGCAGAGACGGGTCCAGACTTGCCCGGGAGGCCGGGCGCCTTATTAGACAAAGCCGCCGCAACGGTCTCCGCCTCCGGCTCTCCGCTCACCGGGATCTGTGTGGCGTTGTAGTCCCCAGCCTGAGGCTTCACCGCACCGGTCCGGCCATTGAAGGAGGTCACGCCGCCAGCCAATCCTTCAGATACCTTTTTGACAGCTGCATCAATTTCCTCTCCACTGTAAGCACTGGTGTAATACTCGGTAGGCGGGGCCGTGATTGCTGCCATCTGCTGTTCGAGTTCAGCAACTTTTGCAGCGAGTTCTTCAATCGTTGCCATTTGTACCTCCTCACGTGATGAATCTTCTGCCATGCTTGTCTAAAAACCATTTTGTGTCCGAGGTCGCCAGCGGCCCGCGTTCCTGTGGAACGCGGCGGCTGATATATAGGATGATGCAGCCATCCCCGCCAGGGCCACCAGTACCGCCATTTCCGCCGATTCCCCCAGTTCCAGCGGTGATTGATACCGTGTAATCTGCGGAATCCGTGGAGCCAACGGCAAGTCCTCCTGAGCTGGCACCGCCACCGCCATAACCGCCGCGGCCACCTTTGCCATACTGGGCAGGCTTTTTGGGCGTCAAGGTTGGTGTCGCGCCATTTACACCAGATGCAGCAGTAGCCTTAATTGATGACGATCGTACAGACACCGATGCATCGGGTCCGGGGCCGTTACCATTTTTACCGGCAGCTGCGCCTGCACCTAAACCTCGGCTATACCAAATGTAGGCGCCGTTATTATCCCGCGTCTCCATAGCAACACGTTCTGGATCATCCGAGTCGGTTTCGGTCAAGCCTCCGTTCCAGATATTGCCGTCCTCATCGGTAACGTTTTCGGCTGGATCAAAGAGCTGGACAGTATCACTGTTGATGGTTGTGACTGTGGCCGCCTTTCCTGCGCCTTTTCCTCCAGGGATTCCTTGGTCACCGGTCCCTCCGTATTTTTCCCCGGTGATGGGATCTGTGTATCCGGCCTCTGAGGCTTGTGCCCCAGCCGTAGTTGCAGAACCAAGTGTTGTGTCGCTTCCAAGAGCGCCCTCCGGATCATCCGGGTTATAGGCGGCTCCCAGGCCACCAATGCCGCAGCTGTATACAATAGAGTCTATCCCGGAGATATCCAGAGTCCCTTCAAGGATTCTGGCCCCCGCGCCCGGTGCGCCACCTTCTCCGCCCGCGCCGCCATTTGCAAGTCCGCAGCCGCGTAATTGGTTCTCAAATGGTGGAGGATTGGTCCAGGATACAGATGGCGACGTGCCAACATTCCCGCCTTTTTGCCCGCAATGTCCGCCCTGGCCTCCGCTTATTAAAACATAGCGGATTAAAGTTGTGTCGGTAGGAATTTGATAAGTCCCTGATCCGGTGAGCACGATGCGTTCATCAAATGTTTTGAAATCATCAACTTGCGAGGGAATAAATCCAATTCGCATTTCGGCATTCGCTTTCAGTGTTGAGGACATGTTTACATCCATCGACTCAATACAAGCAGAAACGATTTCGTGATCGTATGGGTCCATGACCTTTACAACTTGTCCGGGCTTTTCCTTTTCGGTCAGAAACGAAGCTTGAAGCGTTTTATTGCAAGCATAGAAGCTCGCTAGCCGTTCAGCAACCGCAACTGAATTCACTAAAGAAACAAGTGTTGCATTCTCTTTGCCTTTTTCATTTTCAGGTACATTTTCATTGATTATCTTTGCAATTTTTCGCTTGTTGTGGATATATTTCAGCCCCGTAAGCGTCCCTGTACCAGCAGAGATTTTTGCGTAGTTTGCTCCGCTTTCCAAAACGGAAAGTCCGGAAGCGGACAGGGTGTGCATCGGTTCATTGAAAATGATTAGATCGCCGTTCTGAGCTGTGCCATTAAACAGCTCCTGGCTTTCTTGTCCTTCCACAAACTGATGTTCAATGACAGAGATCGCGCTAATTTTTTGATTATCTGTAACTGAGCCAACCATGTCCGTCTTTTTCGCATCTATTGTCGATATGGTTCCGTCCCAAAACGTCTCCACTCGCAAAACGCCATTCAAATCGGTAGTAAGACAAGCGCCAATAGCAAACAGAACTTGATTGAGATTGTCTCGTGCGGAGCTATTCGGTGGGCTACAATAGGGGAGCCATCCATACAACTTAACATTCTTTAGATTGCTTTTTACAATAACGGGGATTTCACCGCAAATATTCTTTATGATTGATTCCGCGGTCTGTCCGGTGTAAATTCCGCCGGGATGAAGCATAGTGTCTAGCTTAGATACCGCTGATATCGCATACAGATGATAGGAACTAGGCCCAGTTCGTTTGATACTATCTACATAGAGGATTTGTCTTTGCTGATCTCCATGGTAGTAAACCACCTTTTCCCCAATGGTAGCCAAGATTGTAGAACTATCCAGTTGACTATTAAAGTCACAATCAAGCGTGTCCATTTCTAGGACATCGTTTAAAAGAGAAGTAGTTAAATTGACGTTTCCAGACGTCAGATTATAAATCCCCGTTATTTCTATATCACCAACGAGAATTCGATTAACTGCCATTTCTTTACCTTTCAATCAGAGGGAATGTGATTCCACCCCATAGCTCTTTCCCATTTCTGGTCTTGATTAGGAATTGGGCGGGGATGTTGTTTGAATACATTTGCTTTGTTACATCTCCGCCCTCCATAGGGTCTGTGTATGTAACTGTGACATACTCGGGCAGAATAGAGGAGAGAACGAGACTTGCTTCTTCTAGCGTCAATGGGCGGCAAGTAATATCCAATCGATATTTTATGGCTATCCGATCTCTCGTAAGAAACGCATCATCGATTGAGCGTGTGGCATTTGGGCCGTCTACATCAGCCCTTTGCCACTGCACGCCGCCGAACGCAATGTAAGGCGTCAAATCCGTTCCGTTTACAGTCAATGTCACGTTTTATCCTGCCTTTCATGTAATGGGATCGCCCTTTTCTCGCTGCGTCTGTTGGTTGTATTTGTACAGGCTCCTCGACACCTGACGGCCATCCAGAGAAACTGTTGTATCTTTATCGTTGACTGCCTTAGTAATCATTGCACCGATTGCCATGACCGCATTGATGACTCCGGTATTAGCAGAAGCGATACCGTCAACGATTTGGTCATTGTTCGCCACTGCTGCTCGGTTGCCTATTTGACCAACTAACTCAGGTCCATTCTCACGGGCAATGAACATTTGCCCATGCTCGGGGAAGCCGCCGGACGCGTATGCAGTGATATCCTGAACAGAATAGCTGTTGGCCGAACGGGAGGAAGAATTTTCCGAACTATACGATGCGCCATTCCCGAGATTTTTGATGGCATCTTGCAGCAGGCCAGAACTGGTGAAGCCCTTATACATGTTATCTGCCATTTGCTTTCCTAGATTTTCAAACTGGCTCATATCAATAGATTGGCTAAAATGATTGATTTCCGTTTTCAAATCTTCCATTCCATCAATACCAGCATCTCCAACTCCAGATTCTTCTTGCTTTAACCCAATAATAGAATCTGTAAGACCTTGAGTTTCACTTTGAAGATCACTGTATAGCTGAACCGATTGCATGTATGTTTCCTGTGCGGCTTTTGCCGCTTCGGTTTCTTTCTCTCTTGCAGCGACAAGTTCTCTGGCTTTCCCCCAACTGAAAATGTCTGTTTCGTTGAGTTCTTTTTGTGTGTTATTTAATGCTTCTGCGGCCGCATCATAATCCTTTGCCGCCTGTTGCATATCACGCATTGCCTGATATTGCTCTTTATAACTCTCAACAAGCATTTCTCGTAGGGCCTCCATTTTGGCCTCTCGCTCCAAAGAATCAATCAGCTCGTCAACAGCGGCTTTACTTTCTTTAACTTTTTGTGTTGTTTCATCAATTTCCAAATGTAGCCCATCAATGTTCAAATCGTTCAGAACTTGAACCTTTACCGCCATTTGATCTAATTCGTAAGCCGATGCATTTGCATTATCGTTAATGGCATAAATTTCGTCCGCAAGCTGTCTGGCAACTTGAAAATCAGCAATAGACGAATCAAAATCTTCTAAACGATTTTTCATATTGGTAAACGCTTGGTCTGTGCGTTCGGACGCTTCTGTGCAACGGTCAAGAATGTCCGCCATGATTGCAAAATCTTCCGATGCCGCATACGCCGCATTTGCTGCCGCTTCAACACCAACAATTTCGAGAACAATGCCAACACCAAGTCCGATAACGGCACCAGCGGCAGTACCGATAACAGGGACAACGGAGCCAATTCCCGCACCAGCTAATACAGACCCGAGTATTGTCATCAGTCCACCAGAAAGGGTTGCAGCGCCTTCTTTAATCTGCGCAGTAATTCCCATAATCACAAGAGACAATCCGACTCCGATTACTAGCCCAAAAGCGGCTCCAGCTCCCCCAGCAATGACTGCGCCGATGCCAAATCCAGCCAAAGCTCCTCCAATGAGGCCCATGATCCCATTTCCAATGTTAAGACCATCTTGAAGAATCGACGTGATAGACGAAATCAAGAGAGACACGCCAATTCCTGCAATTATGCCACCAAGAACCCCTTGCGCAGGATTTAGATTTTTTCTGAATGCAAAGTATCCGCCAAGCGCCCCTCCAGCCAATGCACCGCCAATAGCACCTAAAAGAACATTCCCAAAGTTCAGTCCGTCTTTGATTTGAGAGGCAATGGACATGACCATCAAGGAAAGTCCAAGACCGACAACAGCTCCAAGCAGCATTCCACCAGCCCAAGTGAGACCAAGTTTCTTAGCCAAAAGCAGGCCAAGTCCAGCCCCGGCAAGTGCTCCTCCAGCTGCGCCTTTTAGGATGTTTTCCCATGTTAGTCCATCCCCAAAAAGAATGTCTTTTACACTGTCAATTAGCAAAGAAATACCTACCGTGAACATCAACCCGCCTAGCAAAGCCTTAAGGCGGCCGATATCTGTAAACAACGTCCTTGCAATTCTCCACGCAAGCAGTGCAGAACCGATGGGAATGATATAGTTGTCAAGTAAGTCTTTCAAAACAGGTTTGATTTCGTCCACTTGCTTTTTTAACGCATCAAGGGCGGTTTTGTCCCAAATATCCGGGATTTCAAGATCGTCGGTCCATTTTCCGGTTTCTCCAGTATCCAATTTGATTTCGTTGGATGCCCCGATGATATTTAGTTCATCGATTCCTAAAAGCTGTTGCTTTAGCTTTTTTAATTCGTCAGTTGTATCGCCAACGGAATCAGCAGCGGAGTCAGCATTTTCTTTGATATCTTCTCCCCAATCATTGGTCTCCCATTCCGGCATTTCAAATCCGACCAGAACAGCAAACCGCTGAATTGCCTCCGTCAATATCTCAACAAATGCTTGAACCCAGGGGATTACCTGAATGAGGGTAGGGACAAACACCGTGCCAATCGCTCGACCAAGCTGAGTAATTTGCTGGCGCAGCACTCTCATAGCATTTGCGGGGGATTCCAAGGTTTTTGCAAAATCTCCAATAGCCCCAATCCGGGAGGCTCCCTCCATCAGAACTAGGCTCCGCAGTAACGCCTTTTCCTGTTCTGTCATGGCTGCAACGCTTTTATCAATGCCATGAGCAAGAGCATATTCCTGTAAGGTGGCCTGACTAATCGAGATACCTAAGCGACGGATAGGCTCGATTTCGCCAGCAAGAGCGGACTGCAAACGTAAGACCGACTGTTCTGTGTCCTCGTTATACAGAGAACTCAGATCGTAGGCCAGTTCCGTCAAGCCCTCGCTTAGGTCATAAGCTTGTTGTCGCGCTAACCCAAAACCGTTTGCCATAGACATGAACACGCCTTGCGCACGCATCCACTCTTCGGGGTCAATGCCAAGCCGGTCATTGACCAACATTGCATAGTTATAGGCTTCACCGTAAAACTCACCCATGGAGACCTGAAACAAATTGACTGTCTCAACGTAGTCATTAGCCGACTTTATCCAGCCAGAAATAACATCGGCAAGCCGCTTGAATGCCAAATAATAAATACTGAATTTAGCTGCCGCAGAACTGATGCCCGTCCCAAGAACGCCGAAACTTCTTGCTGCTCTGCTATTTGATGCCGTCAGACTTGCGTTGCTCTGAATAAGCCTCTGAATTCTGATCGGAAATGCTGAAAATCCATTGGATACCTTCTGCATTTCTGTCGCTAGAGGCCGCACAGCGGCGGCCACCTGCTCCATCTGCTTTGCGAATTTACCAAGGTCTGTCTTTTCAAGCGACGCACTGATCTCAGGGAGTTTCCTTAGAGCGTTGATCGTAGAGGAAAGGCCGCTTGCTTTCTGGATGCCAGCTAAGCTATTCATTGCAGCCGTGAACTCTTTGATTTTTCCGCTATTTAGATTTGCACCATTGATTAGCTTTGCTGCTTCCGAAAGTGCCTTTAACTGCTTTGTGGTGGTTGTAAGCCCCGCCCCTCCTTTAGCCGCGGTTTTTAACCCGGTCAATGCAGTAGTAAGCGCCTCAATCTTCTTTGCTGCATCACTGGACGTCGCCTCGATTTCAATTTGCAGGCTATCAATATCTACGGCCATATTGCCACCACCTTTCTATATTGGCACTTGGCAATAAAGCACTTGGCACTAAAATATAAAATTCCGCTACCTCAAACTTCATAGAGATAGCGGAAACCTCGATACGCCTAGAAATAAAACGGCCCTCCGCCTATTCCTAAGCGGAGGGCGATTATTAAATTTCAGAACTTAAAATCTGAGGTTGAGTAATCATCAAACATGATATTCCCACTTGCATGTATATCTTCTACTACTTCTGGCAATTCATCAAATCTGACCTCAATAAGATTTTCTTCATTTTCTGATATTGAATGGCTTGTGATATGTCCACTATCAACTCCATTTACATGCAAGTCAAAAAATCCAATTGTTAGATTTTGGCCCGTTTTATTGACAACAGAAAAAACTATTGCAGATTTTGGAACATCCAGATTATCAGCGGCATACACCGTTTCATACTGTACTACACCATTATATACTATAGAAATTTTATTGTCACTATACAAAGTATCGCCAATATTTAAGTCTCTTCTCTGACTTAATTCTTCATCTAATTCCTTTTGAGCATCCTGTTTAGTGGAGTCTACATCTTCTTTTGTTATAACAACAAGTTCACTTTTGTCATTCATGGTATCACAAAAAGCTATATCATCCCCGCTTTTGTATTCCTGGATTTGAATAGAAGTTTGGAAATTTTTCTCCTCTGATGGACAATTGAAGATAACTGTCCCAAGGCATTTATACACAGATTGATTGTTTTCGCAAATAATTCCAATCAATCGATCTACATCAATTGCACATACACTCGGGTCGTCCTGTCTTACGCTCTCTCCGACAAAAGATATTTCTAAGTTATAGTAGTTACCCGTTTCATTGATTGACTCAATATCGACACGAAAACTTCTATTTTGCAAAAATGCGTTTTTCACATCTTCCGTGCTTGCAATTTCTGGATTGTTAGAATCTGATGTATCATGATATTCATGTTCAGTACTCTCGCCACATGACGTTAACCCGATAATCATTAAAAAGGCAAATAGTACAGAAAAAAAATTCTTCATTTTAATCGCCCCCTTCATTATATGATACATCACACAACGGAAGGAAATCAATCAAAATCTCCGCTATCTCTATGAAGTTTTCAAGGTGCAACGGGGGCGCTATTTCTTTCCCCAGCTCTTTCCGGCCCTTACCATCTGACTCATATACGCCTTGGCAAACAATGCGTCCCGCTCTTCCTGCTGTTCAGATTTCTCTTTGGGCTTATCTTTCCCAAACAAAGGATACGGCTCCGTTCGATACTTTATCGGTTTTGCACCATTTTTGGCAAAAGCATGAAGAATGGGGGAGACGTCGCACAAAGCCTCATAAATGTACATTCCCATCAAGTGGGCCTCCGCATTTGTTCGCTCCATACGACGTCTATCAGCCTCCCTATAAATGTTCACCATCCACACGTCTCCGGTCCAGTATTGCTCCCATGTCATACCGATAGAGAGATAATACGAACAGTCACGCACGAACAGTTCTTCAAATGACTCTGGACCCTTTACAGCTCCAGAGTCAGTCCGGAGTTTTTTGCGGCGTCCTCGTCAACAACGATAGAGTTGGACGCAAGAGCTTGCTGATAAAGCTGAATGAGCCGCTTCACCAGTTCTTCCGGGATGCCGCCGCCCCACTTTTCGATCAACTTGTCTGTCTTTTCCCTAGAGATATTCCGGTGGTTCTTGCGAAACGCATAGTAGAACAGGTCCCTCATGCCAGTAACAGGATACTCAATGGCATCCTCCAGCTTAAACTTGTTACGTTCAGCAAACACAATACTCTCACGAGAAAAATCCAGGACATAGACTTGTCCGGTCTTATCATCAGTCAGGCGGGCAGGCTTTACGATGTCCTGAATATCAATGGTCTTTTCGCTCATTTGTATGCCTCCTCAAGATTGTTAATCAGGGTCCCTCGGTGGGTTTTGCCGCCATCACAGGGGCACTATTTGGCGTGATATAAAGCGTGGTTTCCAGCATGGAGCCGACGCTTGCCTCGTTCAATCCAAGGGGAGCAGGAGTTCCAACAAAGTAAGTAGCATCTGCCAGCTGCGGATGAACCACGGCAAACCACACCTGCTTATCTCCTTCAACGGCTGTATCATAAGCCCCCATGAGGGTATCCCAAGCGTCGATCAGGTCTTCGGTCAGGTTTGCCCCATACTCCAGAGCGCCGCCCAAGTCCTTCAAGCCCTGGACGTAGGTCATGTACTCGGTCTCCTCCAGAGTGGTGGAGTCAATGGTATTGGGGCTAGGATTAAAACTGGGCATAGATTTTACTTCCGGAATTTTAATGTACCCTGTAGTTGGACGGGTTCCGGCACTCGTCTCAACGGCATACTGCAATGTCATACCCGCAGTAGAAAGTCTCTGACTCAATTGAATTACCTCTTTTCTGAATTATTCTGCACGGTAGACCCAAAAATCTTTGCCCACCGTGGCTGTGTATCTCGCCACCATTCTGTAGATCGTGGCGTCGCTCAGGTTTGAAATAGGATTGCACATTGTCCGCGCAAATCCCAGTTTGGAAAATTCGCCATCAACGGCTTCCATAATGTCTTTTGCCTCGGACTTCTTGTAGCCGACGGTGTTGGTGTAAACATTTACCTCATACATCAGCGTTACAGCGTTCTCAATGTTGGTCGTTCGCATTCGCTGCACTACCGCATTGTCGCTCTCCACGATGGTCACGGCGGGAAACTTCGCAGGGGTGTCTACATATTCGCCACTAACGAATATTCTTGGAAAAGCCACCCGGAGGGCCTCTGCGACCTGACTGAATATCAGGCTCTCCACGTCAATCACTTCAACGCCTCCTTTGCCGCTGGAATGACCATTTGCCTGAGTTGCTGGGCGGTGTTATACATGTACGGCCTGGATGGCATACCCTTTGTCCAGTGTGCCCGTCCATCACGCCCGATGTACCACCACCCTAGTTCCCCGTGGTCGTTCACGTCATACTTCCACCCGGCGATTGCGATATTTGGGTGTTGATTGTTCTTTCCCACAATGCCGGTGCCAAAGCACACGAAGGCGGCATGGGCGGCGTCCGCTATGACATACCCAACACCCGATTTTTGTTCGGCATGGATGCTGTTATATAGCTCTCCGCTGTCGTAGGCGTTCATGTCGGACACATTCATCTTGGCAATCTCAACACCTTGCGCTGTCAGGTACTCAATCAACTTTTGCGGCGCCTGCTCAACCTTCCTCTGGTACGCCTTGACTTCCTTCAACGCCTGATTGATGGAGTCCGTATTCAGTTTCAGCTTGATGGTTGGCATAGGCGGCCTCCGCTTTGACTTTCTGATCGAACAGGCTCTTTTCTGCTTCGTACTCCGACACAGTGACCCTCTTTATGGCGTACTGCGTAGAATTTTTCCACGGCGCTTTCCGCTTTACGATGTAGTTATACGGGCCATCTGTATCGGCCCCGTCCACCCACAGCACGGAGTTCTCATCGATGGGGCAATGCGGGTCAGCCGTTGTGGCCGTTCGGTCATAATCTTCCAAAGAGCCGAACTGTTCCACCTCAGAATTGCCCTTGTTAGGGGAGACGCAGAGCATAGTGGATTTCAATTCGCTGTAAATGGGGACATAGCTGCCGGTTGGGTTTCCCCACTCATCCACAATTTCCTCTTGGCCCTCATAAAGCTTGTAGAACACTGGCTGCTGGTTACGCAGGAGGCTTCTCACAGGGCATCAACCTCCCGAAACGCTGCCGCCAGCTTAGGAAACTGCTTGGCAAACCAATCCACCATTTCTTCCTCCTGCGCCCATGTGGAGTTTTCCGCAAGGCCACTTTCGCAGAGAAATGCGTGGATGATCTCATGCCGGAAGTTCTTCTTTTCTTGGAGATCAAGTGCTTTCTTGCTTCCTGGCTCGCCACGCTTATACTGCTTGACCACCAGCGTTTTGATAGTATCGTCGCAGTAACCGTCACAGTCTTTCAGGCCCTCGTCCTCTTCCTCCGAAATGAAATTCAGGGTATAGCTTTCTCCAAGTACATTAACTGTCATCACGTTATCCTCCCGACCAGCGGTGTCACTTCCTGCAAGAGCGATTCAGAAATCCAAGAGGACTCCCAAGACCGACTGATTGAGTTTTCTCCGTGACTGAGCTGCCCTTCTGCTCCGATTCTGTTATAGAGATCAAGTGCGCATCTAAACTGCAAATCCAGATACCGGCTCTCAAGTTCCTCGGGCCACTCCTGGAAGGGATAGCGACGGGCCATAATCGCCGCCTTTGCGCTCTCTAGGCAATCTTGCAGAACCGCCTCGTCAACCTCTTCGGTTCTGAGTTTCAACCTCGCTAGGTTGTCCATTGTTTCCCCTCCTTGGTCTCCCGGCTCTTCGTTCAGTTGCGGGAAGCGGCGTCGGTTCATCCAACACCGTCCCGTGCCGCTTCATCATATCCGCGTCTTCGGCCTTGATGGAGAACTGAGTCCCTGCCTCGTAAAATTGGCCGCTATAGCACACGCGATAATTTGGAATAAACTTCATGCTGCCTCCCGCTTTTTTAACTCTCAAATGTAGCTCCAGAGAAGTTGAACTTAACAACACTTTGTCCGTCCACAAGGACTTCAAAAGTATCGGTCTTCGTAACCCGGAAAATAATATCCGAATCAAATGCAATGTCCTGCTTGGTCGGAGACCCGTTTTTCTTGAAAGTCATCCTAGTTCCGGTCTTGGCCAAGTGGAAAGGAAAGTAATACCCCTCCTGTTCGTTCGGCTCAGAACTGAACTCAGTGTATCCCGTTACATGATGGAACGTGCCGACCACGGAGCCATCAGCCTTGACCATCAAGTCATCTCCTACCAGCTCGGATACCTGCTTCCCCAATAGGGTCTGACTGCCGGGGAAAAGGGTTAGAGTGTCAGACCCGATTATTCCCCCAGGACGTTGAGCGCCGCCACCTCATCCATACGCTCGAAGGAGGGTAGAACGATTTCAGACGCATAGGTGTTGATGTTCACAGGATGAGTCTGAATCTCTCGGGTAATCGACACACCAGTGTTCACGATAGAAACCTCGGCGCTGGAGGCTCCTTGAAGGTCTGCCTCTTCCGGCGTAGTTCCATACCAAGTACTACCAAGAGCACCGTCAGGAATCAGACAAACATAGCCATTGGGCACAAATGCATGGGCAACCTTGTCCTCGTCCCGGAACTGCTTGTCGTAAATTGCAATCCGCAGACCGGACGTGGACTCCACAACAGCCTTTACCTCAGAATCAGTTAGGTATCCCAGTGTAAGGCCATTAGTGCTCATATACCGCTTCATAATGGCATCGGTTTTAGCCATTAGATTAAAAGTATAGGAGTTCATAATAGCAACTGTTAGTTCAGTGCCAGTCTTAGAACGGATAGCGTCTTTGACCGTCTTGAACGCCGCAAACGGGTCAGCCGTAGAGGGCTTGTCCCAAGTGGCTGTATCAGTTAGTGCGGTATAGTTAGAGGTCTTCCAGGAACCATCCGTATCATACTTGTACGTATAGTTCACACCGTTTGCCTTGATCGCAATACCCACATCGCCGCCCTCGGGGAACAGCAGTTGCATAATCATCCGTTCGGGCACGACATTTGCACCATCAATCAAATCGCGGGTGTCGTCAAACACACGGGCAATCACCTCAGCGGCATAAGGGTCGGTAGACTCCTGCACCCGAAGCATCTCCTGGCGGTCCTTCTCTTTGATTTTGTATCCCTCACGGAAGAAGGGCATCTCGGTCTCCAGTTTCTCAAATCCGATACGGTCACGGAAGGTTGCCTTGGCGTCAAACGCGGAGGGCATCAGGGACACAGGCAAGCCACGGGAACCCTTGAGCCAAGACAGGTCGAGGCCAGCCTTCTTTCGGGCGGGGAACAGCGTAGCACCGAGATAAGGAATCTGATTGGAGGCGACCTCTGTCCAGTTTGCGGCAATTGCTGCAGGGGTAAAAACTTCTCTCAAATCCATTATGTATCCCTCCTTACTTGTTCACGCCAATGTTATCCCGCAGAATAATACCGGGTACAGCAAAAGTATCATCCAGCGTAATGCTCGCATGATCCTCGACCTTCTTCTTGTCCACAACTCCCTGTACCAGCAGAGCACCGTTAGGATTCTCGGTCGGGTCCACATCATACAGTAGCATACCCACAGCGGTAGCATAAGAGGTAGTAGCCACCTTCTTCCCAGCAGTAGTCATGGGCATACCGGCAGGAACAGCGGCAGTTTCCGTGACACAAATGGGGATCGCCACAAAATCGTCAGCGGCCAGAATCTCAATGGTGCCGCCAACAGAATTCTTGGTAAACTTCATCTGTTTCTCTCCTTTTCATCAAAAATAGTGTTTCAGACCTTCGTTTGCATTTTTGAGGGCGTCCGCACGCTGCTTTCCCAACTTCTTGGCAAACTCAACGGCCTCGTCCTTCTCCTCACTTCCACCACCAGCACCGTCAGGCTTAGGGTCCTGCTTGACCAGATCAGCCCGCAGCTTCTTCTCATAGGCAGCGTTGGCTTTCTGCTGGTTCTCAAAGACCTTCTCCATATTGCCATCAAACAGAGCCTCCGCCGTCTCACGGGCCAGCTTCTCGTCATAGCCCGGCATAGCGATATATCGGGCGGTATGCTCGGCAATGGTGGATTTACGAAGCAGTTCGGTGTACTTGTCCTCCAGCGCCTTGCGATCAGCATCGGCTTGGGCCTTGGCCGCCTCGTCCTCGGACATCTTCCCCTTGATGGTTTTCTTGGCCTCTGCCAGTTCGGAAGCAGTCTTGTCAAACAGATCCTTCTTCACATAGCCAGACAAATCAATCTTCTCGGGTACTTCAACTTTGAGTAGAGCCTCCACCTTCTGCTCGGCGGTCATGCTCTCAAACCCTTCGATGACGGTGGTATCAATCGGCATATCAATTCTCCTTCGCGTTTTTATGTCGGGCGTCTCTGCCCCATTTTGCGTTTGTCAGCTTCTCTGCTGTATGCGTTTGGTGAGGCGCTTCTCTGCGCCATATTCAACGGTTATTCCCCGTTTGAATTTTCAAATGGGTATTGGGCAAATAAACCTTTGCTATCAAGAAATCTGATTTTTCTGGGAGATATTTCATCCATAGAGCCATCTTCGTATTCAACAATGCCAAGCGTTACCCAATATTGTCCGCCTGGGTGCCCACCACGCAACGGTGAGGCGTCTACTACATCGGCCCGTTGCTCCCAGCAGTGGAACATCGCCCGTTTCTCATCTACAACACAAGGACGATATTCTGAATTTGTAATTGTCAGGGGTCCATCAAGGCTTGCCATATTCTTTCCTCCCGTATTCAAGTGGCTGGGCCGCTCAAATTCACTTTTTCTCCGTCGGTGTATACCAGCACCGACAACCGGGATGGGGCTTGGGCGGAATACTGCGGATGGGATAAATCTTCCCGTCTCGCTCCTTACAAGTGGAACACTCCCGTCCATCATTCATGGTGTTCCATTTTACATAGCGCACACCGCTGTCTTGAAATGCTTTCAGTGTGGACTGGTCTGTTACTTCCACCGCATACCATTCCGTCATCTGCGCCCAATATGAAATGCCCCGTCGGAACTCTGTGACTTTTGCGGTAGTAGAGTTAATAGCCTCCGCTGTCCGGTCACGCTTTCGCTCCCATTCATGGGAATACTGATACTTCGTCACAGCGTTGTACGCCGCCAGCAGAGCCAGCAGCCACGCTAAATCAGGCGGTTCTTCTCCATGCGGTTCGGCCTCCTGATACCGCTCTTGCGCCAGTTCAAGAAAGACATCTTGGTTGTCCTTGCGCAGTTGGTCATATAGCGTCCGGGTGACTTCCAGCACATTGAGCTCATCAAATTTCGCCAGCGCCGCTTCGTCTTTGGCATCCTCAAACCGCTTGACCGCCCTCCTGTTCAAAATATCGATGGCTTTGTCTGTGAGGTCATAGTAGCCGCTCATTCAGCATCACCGCCGCCATCCTGCGGATTGGACAGATTGTCCCCGTTGTCCCGTTCCGCCGCCAGCTCATTCCGCAGGCTCCGCTCCATCTTGCGCTGGTTCTCTTCGTAGTAGGCCATAGAAATCCTAAAAGCCTCCTCGGGGTCGCTGAACAGCCCGCTGTACTGGAACGCCAGCTTCGGGTGAATCTTACTGTTATTCAGCATCTCCGCCAGCACTTGCGCCTTGGATTGAATATTGGACAGGTTCTTGCGGGTGAACTCCGGCTTGATGTCGGACAACTGCAAGCCAAAATCGCCAGTCTCCCGGCAGATATACAGCACCAGCCGCAGGAACTCCCGCTCCGACCGTTCCCAGGTCTTTTCTGTGTCTTTGGCTCTACTCTCAGCTGCGGACCAGCCGTCCCGGTAAATGACCGCCTGCCCGGTGTCGCTGGTAGAGGAACCGCCGTTCCGGTTCGGCATCCCGCAGATGGTCAGGTATGCATCCTCCAGATCGTCCACAATGGTCTGCGTGTTGGTTTGGTTCAGCTCAGAGGCAATGCGGTAGACCTTAGCCTCCATGCCGGGCTGAACGCTCTTGATAGTAATTGCCATTCCGCCCTTCGCCAGTTCCTTATACTGGCCGTTCTCCAACTCACAGTTCTGGAATACATCAAAGGCGTTGACAAAATCCTGAATACTGTCAAGCCGGTTGGATTCAATCATGTTGATGGCATTCAGAATGGGGATGACTGGCTCAAAGGCCCCCATGCGGGCATCGTTGTTTACATACTCCACAATGGGGATATAGGGGATGGTACGGCCCTCCTGCTTAGTGATCTGGCCGTTCTGCACCTCGAAATACCATTCAGGGGTGTAAACGCAGAAGTATGGCTGGCCCTCCTCGTCTACCTGTTCCAGAACACCAGCGACTTTTTTCTGCCCTACGCCACTGTGGTAGATGCAAAACGCCGCTCGCGGGTCGAGTGTGTAGATGGATACCGGGGAACCGTCCTCCTCACCAGCTTTGTCAGGGAGCACCATGCGTACCGCTACGCCGCAAATGTGCATCCAGTCCGCTAATTCCTTGTCCAGCGTGTCCTTGCTCTCAGCACGCATATACTCGTTGAGCGTGTTCACACCGGCAGAAACATCATCTTCTCCGCCGTTGGACACATAGCGGATTGGGCCGTCCAGAAGATAGGCCGTCTTGAAAGTTACAATCTCATTCGCCCTGTTAATCATCACTTTGTTGTTGATTTCAGGGCGGACGATTTTATCTTTCAGTCGAATATCCTGTTTCCCTTTGTAAAAGTCATACAAGTAGACTGTTTCCGCTCTGTTGATCCTGTGTACTGCCAGCGCTTTGCCCAGCACCTCCACCACATTTTCCGGGGTGACTTTCTTTTTTGCCGTGTAGATTTTGCGCCGACCCGTCAAACCATTGACCGGCCACTCAGATATAGCTCGAACAGTATCGTTTTCAGTCACTCCGTCACCCCCAGAATAATAAAAAATGCCGACCAACTACCGAGGATTCCTCGGTAACTGATCGGCACTTGGCACGCTTCGTCCAGGCATTGCCCGGAGGCACTTGGCACTAAACTATATATTTTCAGGCGCTCTTTTCGCCTTTCAATTCGATTTTGATGTTCTTTTTGCAAGCCTTACAGTATGGGTAAACAACACCCACTGCCTTGCTATCCACCTGCATCAAAAGCCGCCCTTTTCCATGATTGATACCGGCGGCAGCGCAAACAGGACAATAAATGTCAATCTTCATTCAATGGACGACTCCTTTCGGTCTTTGGCACCGCTCCCGTCTCTCGCAACTGCGAGGCAACATATAGCCGGTTTGGACACATCCGCCCCGGCAAGCGTACTCCGGAGAGATACGCCGCAATTCTGGTAGCCAGCTGTGGAGTCGAACCACTATCCTGCGGGTCAAAGCCGCCCACTCTGCCATTGAGCTATCTGGCCGTTTATGTGCGCTTCCCGCTTAAATTGTCACACCTGCGTCATATGGATATGCCATATGGTACTTTACCCGATCCGGTACAGGTAGTTTTCAGCGGGATAGCGCCGGGGCAGGTCATAGCTGCCACCGCTTCCGCCTCCATGACAGGCGGGCGTCACTTTCCTTCTCCGGGGCTGTCAGACGCTGTAGACTTCCCAGTATAGTGTCTTTCCACAGTCAGCTCCTTGGCCTTTGGAGCGCATTGTCTAATGCCCGTAAAGGACGATGTTGCCGCATGGAGGGCGCGACCCTCCGGCCCTGATACGTGGGCTGCATCGTGCTGCGGCATATATTCACTGCTTCTATGTAATCCGATATGCGGTATCACATCACAATTACTATACGAATCTTCGTCAGCTATCCTGTTACAATCCGGCCTTGTCCTAAGACAGTCGGAACCGCACCTACATCCGTCAGCCTCGCAGGGGTAAGCCAGTTTCATCGTATAGCAATCACGGTACATCTCAACCCCTCCGCCGGTGTCGTCGGTCGGAACCGTTTTAGTTTATTGAGCCGGGGTCAGCCAATTAAATATTCTTCGCCCTGCCGCTTTCGCACAGCGCACAGGGAAGGCCCGTTTTCTCTTCGTGGAGCTGTGGAACCATACATCTGGCACGGGTGGAAGGCTCTGTTCCCCCAACCTCCGGTTTTGGAGACCGGCGCTCTCCATTGAGCTACACCCGTATATTGTTTGAGCGGGTGAGGATTTGCACCTCACATGAGTGGATTGCTACCTAACGCCCGTCGCGCATTACAGCGGCCTGCAAACCCGAGGGATAATACCCGTTCCGCCAGCAGGATAATAGGTGCCACCCTACCCGTCACCATAGCGTCTACCTATTCCGCCACCGCTCAGTCGTTATCTGCTCCGTATGTCGGCTTCGATTGCGAAACTCTGGAGCAGGTTAACGTGAAGGGAGTCCCCCGGCAGGAAACGTACAAGAGAGGCTCTCCTTTCCGTTTAATATCTGCTTACTAGATACCCCGCCGGGGGAGTGGGTTGGCCTTTGGGCCGCGGTTGGTACAAAACCCGAAAGGGGAGGGAAATTGGATAATTATGTTTACCCAAATATATTATACATCAATCGTTGTTAAGATAACAACCTATATATCTATATGTGTCTAATGGATTATTCGAGATTTTAAAATGGCCGCTTAAATACCTCTGCTTTCCCCCAGGTTAAGTTGCGAATTTCATTTTCAAGGAGACTTAACCCGTCAGGGCTGTCGTCGTGCTTCACCTTTCCAGTTCTGGTGTATGTCACCAGCTCACGCATCATCTGGCCGTATTGATCGGACGGTTTATATAGAGACTTATCCTTGAAGTAGAAGTACTTCAAAATTCCGTCAGAGGCCATTTCAATGCGTGTCTGTTTGTTGCTGATAGTACGCCGTGTTCTTATGCTCACTCGACCGCCCATTTTTTTGACCAGTTCTTCAACATCACGGGCAAAGTAAGTTCCTGCGTTGTTGCTCTCAAAGGTGGCAACCGAAACTTTGTGTTCTACCAGCTTTTTAGCGCATTGCGGTTTCGTCACCTCCGGAGTGCTGTTATCAAATACACAATCCTCAATAAATGCATCTTCGCCGTAGATATATGCAATCGGCATCATAACGCTGTCTCCGCCACCTTCTGCTGTATCACAGACAGAAATAATAGCATCCGGCTCATGGTCAACGGGCAACTCAAAATAGCGGTTCAATTCATTCTCTGGAAACAGAAGCCCCTTTGCCTCAAACGGCTCCTGTTGAAACTGGCTGGCCCACTGAACAGGTGTTACAAGCTCTCGTTCATGCCTATAATACTCCGTTGTGAACGCCGGTTTTCCATTCAAAACAATCTCAAAATTGCTTTCATCAGTAACCGGGTCGAGGGCCGGAATCTCCACGACCTTTGTGCGCCATCCCATTGTAGGAGCTATTTCCTGCAATCGTCCCAACGGGTCATACAGACTGTACCGTGTTCCCTGTGCCACAATCGGACACCCTTCCAAACGGCGGCCCAGCAAATCGCCGCGCACCTTATCCCACAAAGTGTCAAGGCGGTTTCTGTTGTTCGCCTCCAGCTCGTCAGACACAAGATCATCCAGGTACATTACACCTTCTGGTGTAGACTCTGTGGAACCGGTTAGAGCACCGTCGATACTCCGGCAAGTGATGGTGGCAAACCGCTTTTTCTTTTCGAGGTGGATGGTCTTTTCGTCCGCGTTGGTAGCTGCAAGCCTTGCTTTCGGGAACACATCATAGTACAGATACTCCTCCGGCTTTTGCAGAATGTCCAAGCATCCAGTATAGAAGGACTTCACCAGATCGTTCCCGGCACCGGAACAGATTGAAGATCCTCCAGGGTGTTGACCTGCGCGGAACAGAACGAACATTAACCCGAGCGTGGTCTTTCCAGTTCTCTTAGGCTGGCTGACTGTTAGCAAATCCAGTTCTCCGTCCGCCACTTGTTGAAACGCATTTACGATGGGGAGAAGAACTTTCCTCCGTGGCAAATAAAACCGCTTGTCATTTGGCCTGTTCCACTCAATATAACGAAGAAAGCAGTCAAAATCATACGGTGCATCAAATAGCAGGCTCCGCTTGTTCAACTCGAACATACGGAGGCTTTTTTGTTCTGTGGCGAATCTCGCAGATAGCCTCCGCACCTCCTTGTTCCGCTCATGTGCCAGCGTAAAATCTTCTGGTTCCAACAGTCTGATTGAATCAAATGCGTCGGATAGCGCAGATGGGTCGGATAGATTACGCTGAAATGCTTTCTCCACAAGGCTTTTAATCTCCATTTCTAAACGCCTCCGTTACATACCACTGACGCCATTCTTCTTCTGTTTTTCCAAGTTCAAATTTCCACCAGCATCTGCTTATGTTTGCCTCTCCGATGATTGATTTGATCCCTTCAATGGCAGGAGTTAAATAATCTGATTTTGTCCTGATTTTTTTACGAAACTTTTTGAATTTTCTGTTGTCATACCAAGGCAACTCGTCAAATCCATCTGGCTTCGGACCTATAATCTCATCCCACTCCCAGCTATTTAGCCTACAATATGCAAGCCCCATCCTATCAACATAGTTAAGTTCCTTTTCCTGCTTCTCATTCAGATACATTTTCGACATGAAAAAAGTGCCTCCTATCCCGTAAGATAAAAGGCACTTGGCACTGTTCGCTCCATTTGGAGAGGCACTTGGCACTATATACGCCCGCCCTGTGGCGGGGTGCAATATTTAATCTCCACCAGCCTTAAAATTATATACTGGCTTGATGATTTTCAAAATTTTAACTGTTGGCTCTATATTCTCCGTGATTACTTCCATACTCTTGTAAGCCATCGGGCATTCATCAAGCGTTTCCTGATTGACTGATGTGGTATAAATTCCGCTCATCTGCTTCTCAAATTCTGCAACGGTAAACCTCTCTTTAGCCTTCGCCCGGCTCATTAAGCGTCCAGCACCATGCGGAGCGGAACAATTCCAATCTTCATCTCCTTTGCCAATTCCGATAATGCTTCCGTCCCTCATGTTAATAGGTATAAGCAAAACCTCACCGCTTTTGGCAGATACAGCACCCTTACGAAGTATCATGCTGTCAGTGTCAATGTAATTGTGAATTGTCGTAAACTGATCTTCAACATGAACTCCCATTCCAGACACGATCCCGTCTATCATAGCCTGCCTGTTAATTTCAGCAAACCTTTGGACTATTTTCATGTCGTGAATGTAGTCATCAAATAAAGCCCCGTCAACATAGGCAAGCGTCTTAGGAATATCGCATTTATATTCAGACTTGTATCTTTTGATTTCCTGTTGGATTTCGCTCTGTCTACCAGCAGCTTTTAATTCTTCTATTAGTTTTTCAAGGCCATCGTTTTTGTCGGATAATTTTTTGTATCCAGCCTCTTGATAATACTTTGCAACTTCCAATCCCAAGTGCCTACTGCCAGAATGAACTACGATGTAGAGTCGCCCTTGTTCATCCCGGTCAACTTCGATGAAGTGGTTGCCGCCGCCCAATGTCCCGACGCTTTTTTTCGCTCTTTCTAAGTCAACTTTATCCGCACAGCGCAAAGCCGATAAATCTACTCGGTCAAAATACCTGTGTGCATTGTACCTTATTTCAAACCCTGCCGGTATATTCTCTCGAATAACATTGTCAAGCCGTTCCATATCAAGATTGGATTCTTTGATTTTAGCGGTTTCCATTCCGCAGCCAATGTCAACCCCGACAAGGTTTGGCACAACCTTATCCTTGATTGTCATTGTAGTCCCAACAGTACATCCAGCTCCAGCATGAATATCAGGCATCAGTCTAATTCTACTTCCAGTGCAAAACTCTTGATCGCACAATTCCTTAACCTGTGCAATGGAAGCATCGTCAACAACATCTGTAAAAATCTTAGCGGTATTATATTCCCCTGCAACTTCTCTCATTTTACCTCCTATACATCCACCTTATTCCAATTCGCCAACACCGCCAGCATGTGAAGCCCTATCTTCTCCGGGTCATACTTGTTTGCCGAACATATCATCCGTAAGCCATCAGGGGTGAGCAGTCGCCCTTCTTCCTTATCCCGGATCATCTTCATGTATTCCTCGTACTGCTTGTTCGTCAGTTTGTGCATATCATCAATCCTCCGCCGGTTCAGGGTATGGCATCCAGTTAGTAACCTCTAAATCATGCCATGTCGTCCATTCCATTTCGCAAATATTCCACTCTTGTACTTCCCACGCCTGCAATTTTTCATTCCACCTTACATCGTGAGACACAAATTTTTCACCGGGTTCTGCGTCTACAACAAATCCTCTATGAAAGGCTGTCACCATCACCGGCTCCATGTCTGGTGGCATCCTATCAGTGCATTTGATCCAGTCCATCTTTATCATCCTCCAGCTCTCTTGGCAAATCCTTCAATGTCCAACCAAAGTATGTTAGTCTTGGAGGTGCTTTCTTCCCTCTTAACGATAATGCAATCATATAAAACCCTTGCGCTATTTGTTTGATAGACCTTTCAGAGTCATCCTTCCCAAACTTTTCATAATTTTCGCTTGCCCATAGCTTCAAATTCCGAACTATATGTTCATTCCCAGATGGATCTACAAGAACCCATATTTTTGATGTTATGTTTTCTTCTGTCCGCTCAAACCTGGGGTCTCCAACTTTCCGTGCCCTCGCCCGCGCCGCAGCCTCGTCCATATCGTCCCAAAGCCCGCTTTCTCGCGCCGCTTTCTTTGACTTTTCACTCCACTTGAACCTTCTCCCGGTTCTTATATAATTCCCCCATTTTTTGCTGCAGTCTTCCGAACACGTCGTCTTTTTTGCGCTCGGAAACGATTTGAATAGTTTTCTGCAAACAGGACATACCTTCCAGCTATTACCTGTATATATTCTTGAGCAATCGGGACAGAATTGTGGAGTTTTTTGTCCGTTCAATTCAATATCAAACTTTTCCCCACATCCAGGACAAACCGCCCTAACCGTATCATCTATCTTTGGCCCTCTTGACACACATCCGCAGGAAACCGTCTGCTGTATTAAATTATTTGTAGAAATAACCGCTACACTACCACAATCGCACTTGCAGAACCACATTGTATGCCGGTCATCATTCGCCCGCTTTCTGACGGGTCGGATAGCGACCAATCGGCCAAACCGTTGCCCTGTTAAATCCTTCCTTACTTCCAAGGAGCATCATCTCCTTTTTTGTTTTGCGCGGATTTTTAGGATTCTTCTTTTTTATCGTTCGGCTTAATTTTAATTGGACTATACCCTTCTAAATTGCTCCTCTGTACAAGCACAATGTCAAATCCAGCTGCATCAGCCAATCTTAACAATGTCGAAATCTTAATGTCACCTCTCGCTAATGGCTGTGCAACACTCCCAACAGACTTATACCCAGCAGCTTCACACACGCCCTTCTGCGTCATCCCGCTGTCATGCAACATTTCTTTTATTGCTTCCTTTAGCCCAAGTGTTTTCCATCCCATATTATAACCCCCGTTGAATTTTATCTTACAATTACATTATAATCAACGTTTGTTGAATTGTCAAGGGCTTTTTGTTATTTTCGGTGGTAGAGTGGCTGAGGTAGGGGGACGACGGCTCCGGCCTATCCCCCGGGGGTGTCCGGTTAGCGATGCCCCTTATATATGATATTAAGAAGTACCGCAAAGCAAAATTGAACAAAAAGAATATTTGTTGCAACAATTAGTGCATTTAATGTAGAAAAACAGGGGGTGCTTTTTTATATAACAAAATTATAAAATTAATCTTGACATATAACAAACGTTGAATTATACTGGCATCAGAACCCAAACAATACAGGCCACAGGCCGGGAGGAAAAAGAATGCAGCCCGATATATACGCAGTACAAAAAGACGGCGTTACCATTGGATGGTACGCCACAGAGGAGGCCGCTAAGAATACGGCCAAAGCAACCGACGGGAAAGTAACTCCGTACTACATCATTGACAAATAAAAGCCCCGGCCACTACTCGCAATAGTGACCAGGGCAAAAGAACCCCAGAACCTACCACAGAACCAGGGCACGCCCATTATACCACGGGCCGCCCTCCATGACAAGGAGGAAAACATAAATGAAAAACACTGCAACGAAAGAATACACGATCCGCGATATTGAAGCGTTGACAGAGGAGCAAGCCGCAGCAATGGCTATTGAGACCGCCTCCGTCAAGGGGCATCAAGTCTATTTTGTGGACTTTGGCGGCTATTTCGGATATTCCGTGCTTGTGTTCGCAGACGGCCACCACATCAAATATGCAAATGATTATGAGTTGCACCATAAGGACAAGAGCCGCGACGAACTCCAGGAATTTTACCTTAGCAGCCTCAGCCGGAAACTATTTACAGCCGACGAAATGGAAACCGTAAGTGACTACCAGGACAAGCAAGCGAAAGAATACTACATTCGCAATTACTACGGACTGCGCCGGGATCATATTTCCATGTTTTTCTGTGGCCCCGATAAGGAGCGGGAAAAACTGAGAAGGAAAACCGAAAAAATGATTTTTAGCCCCGTTTTCCTTGCGTTCTACGACAAAAAAGACGCTGATTTTGTGAATAGCGGAGAAGAATTGCTTGCCATGCTTGAAAAGGCAGAACCCGAAAGCGACAACGCGGAATACTGGAAAAACGCATTTCTCCGCGAGATGTTTAATCACGAATACGGTATAAACTGGCAAGCTGATTTTGACGTGTGCTCTTGTTTCGGTAACTGCTCCAGCGTGTCCGATATCGACGATATAAACGCGCTTTTCGCCGCCTGCAACTTTAGCGACGTACAGCGGGACGCATACATGGCCGCACGGCGCGAATATAGCAAGCAGAGCGCCGAACTTTACTGAATGGAGGTCCGCACAATGAAACTTGTAAGCATTGTATTTGACAAGGCCGCCAGCGAATACAAGCTATATTACAAGGACGAGGAAACCGGAAAGCCCTATTACATCACGGCAAACCACCTATTAGACAAAGAAAAATTATGGGCGCGGGATTGCAGACGATACGAGGACCCTTACCGCATTAGCTGGATGAAGGAGGCGTAAGAAATGACAACCGATATTGCAGGGCGATTTACCATCGCAGACCTGACATCGGAATATTTGGCCGTTGGCTTTATCGGCTCCGCATGGGCTGACAGCCTGACCCCGGCACAGCTTGACCATGTGCGCGGTTTTTACGGGATGACTGGCAAGCGGTCGGAAGTTTGGTCCGCCTACCCCGTAAAACTCAATCACAACCACTACAACGACTTTTTGATTATTTACCGGGCATGACCCGCCCGCTGGAGAATGGAGGTGACCCCCGCTTGATTATCCTGTTTATTATCCTTCTCCCGCTCATGGTGATATGGGAGCTCGCAAAGAAATCTTGACGGGTCTGCATGGGCGCGATACAATCAACAAGAGGTGTTATACATGAGACTAGCCCCCGATATGATCCGGCGCGTTGAGGATATAGCCTCCAGCGCGTTATATGACTATGAGGCCGTGGGCGTCCGCGTCCAAGACGTTCCATTTGCTCCCGGCCCTATGGCCCACCGCTCCCACGTCTGGGACAACGGAGACGATACCGGCGAGGAGCTGCCCGGCGTGTCTGCTATGCGTTGGGACTCCATCGACGCGGCGCAGCGCCACGGCTACTATTATGGCGATTATGTGGCCGTCATTGCTGGCAACGCGTGGGACTACGGCGAGGACGCTGGGGAGATCGTCATACATGACCCGATTGTAATTGAGATATTAGCATAATACCACCGCCCGCCCTGGAGCTTCCTAGGGCGGGCTTTCTTTTGCCCTCCATGCCGTCCAACGGTGGGCGGCTATGTCCCTACTATACTCCCCGCCCATGATCCGCCGCTTGTGCGCCGTCCTACGGCCTGCAAGCGACATTTTTGCGTCCACGTCCAGCAGGGCGGACAAGCCCCAAAAGCAAATCCGCCGTAAAGGCCATTTACAAGTCCGTAGAGCGGTTTTATCGTCTGGCAGTATCTCCTCTATACTCCCGGCCACTAAAACGTCGCACAGCGGCCCACAGGGGCGCCACGCAAGGCATAAAGCAACCCCGGCCCACTCCACCAGGAGCAAGCCGGGGTATTGTTATTTGTTGCGGGCCAGAGATAGCACGGCGCAACGGGACTTGTCGACATCCCACCAGGCGCATATATTTTTTCTGCACTCCACTCCGCCTCTGTAGTCTGATGTTCCTAAAACCGCTTTAGGAGTTGATAGTAGCGCGTGGAGCTTCAAGGGACAGAATCGATAGTCGTTTTCCGTCTCTCGCTTTCCCTCCATAGTCGTTTGATAGTCGCTGGCCTCTCCACCATAGTCGCTGGCATAGTCGATAGTCGTTTCCATAGTCGTTACTCCTCCACCACCACAGACCCGGCGATCCGTTCCTCAAGCTGCTTTTGGTCGGTGATAGTCCCTAACGGGTTGTTGGGAGTAAGCACCACTTCGGACTTGTCCACAAGACCGTCATAGTTCTTTTGCCACCACACCAAAGTTACGGGGTTGAGCTTGCCGTCAGCGCCTAACATTTCGCGATAAGAACCGCAAAAAGTTTTAACTTTTTTAATGAAGTCGCGATGTTCAGAGCTGCGTGTAAGCCCATTTTCCCAATTATAAACGTCATCCTTTGTAATTCCTATGGCAAAGTAAGCTACCTGATTGGTGACACGAACATCTCTCTCAAAGCAAAGAGCAACATAGTTCCAGAATCGCTTTTCCATAGCCTGAACATCGGATTTGTCAACAGGCCCCCACTTTCCAACTTCCATAAGGAACCCAGCAATCTTAGAGTTGTCACCTGGTTTAGTATGTACCCCATTATCACCAATAACAGGGGAGTTTCCGCCACGGGGCTTCATTTTGCGCTTAACAAGCTCTTTACCCTGCTCCATAGTCGCATCATTCTTGTTCAGAGTTGTCACCCTCCTCCACGACATCAAATCTATCATCATGTCTCCATCCATAGTTGTAAGGTTTGATAGCGTTGCAGATCAAGTCTTTGCAGATGGACATAAAGTCTTTTACCTGTTGCTCCGTTAGTTTTCCGTCTCCCCATGATTGCGCGGATTGCAAGGCATCACATCCAGAACAGGACCCATACCACGCAAAAGTCATGAGATAGTCTTCCGGGTCCGGCTGGTAGGAATTGAATGGAATCAGATAAATCAAAGTCCCTTGATAGTCGCCATCATCAATTTCGTGAACTCTGTCTATAAAAAGATTCTCATTGTCGAGTCGGCTATCATCATTATAAATCTTATCAAAGGCAATCTTTACAAAGTCTACATAGCTACATTCATTCAGATCATCTCTTGAGGACAGTTCTGTTCTGAGCTTATCCTGGTTTTTATCCCAGAGTTCTTTCATGATTTTTAACATTTAATCACCTACCTTCGCAAACCAAAACCTCTCTCACTCTCTTTGCCATGTTTTCACACAGCCTTCATATAACTGTTTATCATTTTTAAATTTTTTATAAAATCCCATTTAATCATATATCTCGATATCCTATTTGTCAACCTCTAGTCCATGATTTTTTTGATTGGCCGGTAATACTTCTCAATTGTGGCCCATCGTTCTCCACAAAATTGACATTTCCTGTGACGTTCTATTCTCCCTCCCATAACCGTATGACTTCCATAAACAACTCCCTCTTTGCCGCAATTAGGGCAAATTCTAGCTGCTGTAATATTATCTGGCATCATCCACCTCCGCCAATGCGTTAAACTCGTCTCTGTTAAGCGGCTCCGTCGGTCTTTCCTGCGGTGCTAATCCTCGAACCCGCAACGCCGTTAAAATCGCATCTGTGTTAAGCCCCAAGAAAGTTGATAGCTGCCGCATGGAGTACCCCTCTGCGCGTTTGAGCGATATCCACTCCCATTGCGCATCAGAATACATATCTCCGGGGAAAGGATATCTACGCACGATTTTCCATCTCCAAAAATTTCTGACACATGGCCGCTACCTGGATGGCTTCGCAGGCGGCGTTGATAGCGAACTTCATTACCGTTTCTGCACATCCTGCCCCGTCATAATTACTCTTTATGTGCTCCCACAGATTGTTAGTCTGTGCCTCGGCTACCTCCAGTTCTGCTTTAGCCTCTTCCAGTTCTTCCAATATCACAGCGTATCCTTCGTGGCAGGAATGAAACTGCGGAAACCGTTCATTTGCGGCGGAAAGCTCTACGGCTACCAGTTCCCGGACTTGGTTCTCGATGGCGTTCATTGGTCGGCATCCTTCTTTCCAAAATAGTCTTTGAATGAATCTACGGCAATCTTATAAGTCCAAGCCGCTGTTTCCGCATTGTTATTCCGCATACCCAGCCTTTGAATCTGTCCTTCGCATTTCTCGACGGCACATTCTCCGCATACATTGGCTATGCAGTCTTTATTGCACTTCATCCGCACCCCTGGCGACCTCCTCATGCTGTCCGCCCTCCCCGTCTCGCCTGTTCCATTTTTCGGTGATGCTCCTGACCGCTTCGCCCATATCAAAGCAGCAATTCGCCATCGGGTTTGCATAAATGCGCGTTTCTAGTCCGCACTCTGTGCATACGATAGAAAACTCTGCAACAGAAACCATAGTATTCAGTCTACAGAGCATTACTTCTCCGCCGCAATGCGGGCAGTTCTTTAGCTTAAGCATGATTGCCCCCCTCCCCGTCGTGGATGGAACCGATGACTTCCCAATTACCGCCGTGAATGCAATATCCGCTTGTGTACGGTTCTCCCAAAAAACCCTTTTCTATGTCATCTTCCCATACAACTGGTTCGTCATAAACTTTATGCTTTCCGTAGTAATCGGTTTCTCGTCTTACAACATCCCCATCAAAAATCTTCTTCCCGTTCTTGTCGGTCAGACCGGTGTACTGGCAGACCGTGGAGGGGTCGACCTCGTACTTGTTTAGGACATCTGGAATATAGTCCTCGCAACAGATAAATGCTGTGCCGTCCTTGTATGTAATCAGACTTCCTTCCACCCACGCACCATTATCCAGCCGCTTGGCTTTGAAAAGGATTTCTCTCATTGGGCACCTCCGATGATCTCGTCAAAGGTATATACCTGACCCTTTTCAACAGACGGGAACAGATGTCTGGTGATTACTTCTCTCTGAAAATATGTGCCGTCTACAATTTCCAGGCACTGCGTCCATGCACCATCGTATTTTATTGCATTGATCTCCGGGAACAAAACTTTGATCGCCTTTGCCCTCTCCGCCTCCTGCTGGGTGAAGCGGGGCTTGCGGATGATGCGGTCGGGGTGGTTAACGACATCACAGATAAGACTGACTCCTACTAAATCTCTTTGGTTTCCATCTGAAAATATCGCTCCATTCTTTTCAATCCAATAGTCAGTATCCGCAATGGTAAATTTTTCACCAACTTCAACCCCCAGCACCTCGCAAATTCTCGGCTTGTCCATGTTGGCCTCCTTCTCTTTCGCCTCTCTGATCGCTTTGGCCGGGTTTAATACTTCTAGTGATTGCGAATAAAACATACTATCCTCCGTTTCTGCGAAACTTCATTTGATTTTCCTCCCGATCCACGGCAACAGCCAGCCGAAGGTCAGCGCACCGGCCACATAGCCAAGCCATAGTTCACTGCTCATGCTCGTCCTCCTTTCTCTGGCCGTAGGAGCAGAAATCATTTTCGTAAGTTCCGCCTTCCATTCTGTGTCGCTCACATTCACCAGCACAGTGATTTTCCCACTGCCTAGTGTATCTTCTCCAATATTTACACTCCCGGCACCTGACCACAGGCACGGCGTCGATGGTGGGCAGGCTATCAAACATACGCTGCATAACGGCTCCAGTCACCCCATCACCACCAAAGCACTCTCGTGCTTTATCCGCATCAACCAGCCTCATGCTCGTCCTCCTTGTCCATGCGAGCGCCGCAGTAGGGGCAGTATTTTATCCACCGCTTTTCAAATCCTGACACGTTTAGTTTACACAGACTGCACGTATAAACAGGTGCAACTTTGCTTGATTGTAGATGCTGCTCCCATCTCCCGTGCCTCACCTCCGCAACGTCGGCGGCGGGCATACCGGATATGCATCTATAAAAAGCGCTCCTGCAATCATTCCACCCTTTGTTATATTCCTCTTTCCCCACTTGCCCAGGGTTTCTTCCTTCCGGGCGTTCGTTCAGCGTTGCCTCTCTATCAATATACTCCTTCATTCGCTCCACCTCCGTTCGTGATCGTCCACAATCCGTTCAATGATTTCCAACTCTTCATCTGTCAGCGTCCGGTTCCACGCAATGGAGAAATCGCCCGTACACCGATTCGGGCAGGCCGTACACTCGCAACGGTTGGCGCTGCTGGTATCATTCACCCTGAATGGGCAGCTTTGGTTATAGCAGTCAGTTCTAATCCCTAATTCCCGTTCGACAAATTCAGCGGGATACATTGGTGGTATAGTTTTATTATCCATCCTGCTCCCTCCGTAGTGCAGCCTCGGCCTCCTTTGAAACTGTAAGTCCCATTTTACGGTAATACATAGACAGCGTATCAACGTTTATGCTGTTTCCTTCCGGTTTAGCTTTAACGTAAATTGGCCCGGAATATCCAGTACCTCTGATTTCATCAATCAGGAATTGCAACATCCGCTTTGAATGACCATTTCTTCGGTATTCCGGGTATACAAACAGCCCAAAAATGAGGTATGTCCCACCGTCCGAAACTGGCTTGTCTAAATCGTAGTAGCAGTAGCCGTACGGTGTATGAATAAAATTCATCATAGGTGTATTCATTCCGTGCCGTCCTCCTTATCCGCCTTGGCTAGCTCGTGGAGGCGGTCAAGATCGTACTCGTCGCCCAAGATGTCCTCAATAACTTTCAACCGCTCCCATATCTTTCGCTGAGAGCAATCCCCATTTTCGCAAAAGGACCCACCTCGCACTTCATTACACATAGCAATATCGCAAAAATTTCCTTCAAACGTTAACCGCTCCACGCTCATTCCTCCTTCTGGCCGCGCCACTTTGGATTGCAATATTCGCATGGCGTATCGGATGCTTTCGCACAGATTGCGCACGGCTCATTTCCGTCTAAAACATCTTGTACCATATAATTTTCTAGTTCCTTGATTGCAGAGTCTCTTTGATTTTCTACAATTTCGATACACCGCTTCACCTGCTCCAGCTCGGCCTCTTGCTCTTGTAATAGCAAGTGCCTCCTATCAAGTTCTTTCGCCTGTTGAAATACTAAATCCGCCTTGCTTTTTAGCTCGGCCCGCAGCTTCTCGTTTTCGGCCTGGAGCGTACGGACGAGTTCAACCGCCTCTTTTGCTCGTTCTTCTCCGCATACAGGGGTAAAATTGCAAAGGATACCAAAGCATACTGCGTTTATATCCAGCTTCTCAATGTCCATTGTTGCCCTCCTCCGGGCCGCGCCACTCCCAACACGAAAACATTTCGTGGTTATCGTTGTCCATATCGCAAATCCCGCCGTTAATCGGGCCATGTTTACAGTACGAACAAGGCGTAATGGCGGCATCCAAGACATCTTCCACAGCCGCATCCCGCTCTTTCCGCAGGCTGGCGTTTTCGGCTTGGAGCGTGGAGAGGGCGGTGGCGGCGTCAAGCGCCGCGCCACTTCTCAATTTTTCCCCTTCAAAATATCCATTTAACTGCTCAATCAGCTTCTCAATGTCCATCAGGGTTCCTCCTCTGCGGGCTGCTTGAGCCAAGCCAGACACTCATCCATTTCTCCAAGTCGCCAGTCATAGATACACAGCAGTTTCGCCAGTTCCTCGTCGCCCATGGTCCGGATGCGGTCGGCGTTGGACAAAATTCGTCCCGGTTTGTACTGAGGGCACCAAGAAATTCTGTCCGTTGTCCCGGCGTTATTGCAGTCATTTTTGCAAGTAATGCAAATCGTTTTCATGCGTTTTCCTTCCTCTCCGGCGGCCCATCAAAAGCCATCCAGTATTTGTCGTACAGATCCAGGCTAAACGGTTTGATATGCTTGCAGTATAGGTACCCGTCCTTCACGCCCTGAGCAATCTCCAAACCGCCCCATTGGAGTTGGGCTATCCCTGCACCCTCAATGTAGATTGCGGTCTCCTGGGTGATGGATTCCATCTCCTGGCGGGTGTATTGGCGTCTCATGGCGATACCTCCGGCGGGCGGCGGTAAGCAAGCCATCCTGTGCCATAGTCATCGTAAATTGCAAAGGAGGTTATATTTTCACACCCGTTTGGACCGACGATCATCCAACTCCCCTTGGCCGAATCGTTCTTTGGACAGCACCACACCGGCTCATCATCCATCTCCCGCAGCTCCTTCAGCGTCAGCGGCTCGTTCGGCGGGGTGAGGGTGGGCATATTAGAGATCGCCTGCAAAAGCGCACCCCGTTCAACAGCGGTTAAATCTGTTTTCTTGATATACTCCTTTAGCGCATCCGAATCAATCGCCCTCATCTTTCAGCGCCTCCTTAACCATGCGTGGGCTTCCCCTTGTGTGGATTTCTTGCGTTGGCAATAAAAGCATCCATAATAAGCGTGAGACGATTATGTTTGACTTCGCCATTTCCATCGACGTAAAAGTTTTTCATGCTCCACCGCTGGAGTTCTTGACCAAATGGATAATCTACCACGATATCCTGACCAATCAGGGCAATAAATTCAGGTCTGGTCATCTTTCGGCACCTCCAATCTCTTCAGCACCATGTCCACGGCCTCGTCCGTCATGGGAGCGCCGCAGTTAGGACAAAATGGTGTTCTACTCCAAAAATAGCTTATTGGATACCCACACTTTGAGCATTTACACATTTGCTCCACCTCTTTGTTGGTGTTTATCCATTCTCCCCGCACCCGCTCCACCTGCTCCCGGCTGACGGGGCGGAGGGCGTTTATTGCCATTTTGCAGGCTTCGTTGGATGGCGCATCTGCATAGCTGTCGCTCTCCATGTAGTATTTGATCTCAGCAATCGCTTCTTCCCGTGTCATGCCCATGGCTGGGCCTCCTTTACTTCGATACCCAGCCTCTCCATCAGGTCAGGAATTTCCACATCTCCTACAACCTCATCTTTCAGCTCGACAATCTTCTCGTGATTTGCGGGGCCACCCCGTATCCAGTCGAATGTGTACACCATAGTTTTCTGCCTCTTGTTGTCAATGTCGATATGCACAGCCTTTCCGTATCGCAACCCGTTTCCGTCAATCCGTTCCGGTTCTAACATAAAGCTAATGTATTCCACTCCATTTCCATCAACAGCGGAATGGGTGTAGTCGTATCCGAAGCTCATTCCATCCCCTCCAGCATCTCCATCTGCTCAAACTCTGGCGCTCTTGTCGCCGGTTTAATCATTTCTTTTACTGCCTTTTGATAGAAATTCCGGTCAACCTCGAACCCATAAGAGTTTCGCCCCAGCTCATAAGCGGCCCGAAGGGTGGCCCCACTACCAGCACACGGGTCAACCACAATATCCCCCGGATCTGTAAAGACTTCGATTAACCGCTTCAGCAATCCAACGGGCTTTTGTGTTGGATGGATTTTGGGGTAGTCCTTGGCACTGTCCCTGTGCCATTCAAACCAGTTAAATACCATATGGCCGTTATTGCGGAATTTTGGCAGTTTGTTTCGGTACAACACGATGGCAAACTCTGTGGCACCAACGATCTTCATATTGGCTTTCAAAACCTGCGCGGAATAGTTCTTGACGAAGAACAGGGGATAGTTATGTAAAAAGCCATATCGCTTTCCATAGTCAATCACTGTCTGCATCTGTTCAAATGCGCAGAATACAATCATGGCCGGGGCCTGTCCCTTTTCTTTTGGCTCTTTTTTCAAGAGACGGTTGCAAAAATGCATATATTCCGCAATTTTGAATGTCCCATCTGTGTGGAAGAAACTCTGCTTTGCCAGTTTGCTCTCCCCATTTTTGTTGTCTCCGCCCTGATACCACACGGGATTGCTGGCATAGGCATCCGCTCCGATGTTATACGGGATATCTGCAATCACAAGTTGGGCCTTTGGGATGTTGTACCGCTTGAAGTTTTGAAAATTATCGTGATATAGTTCAATCTTTGGCATCCAGCATCTCCATCTCCTCCGCGCTCAGAATCGGCGCGCGGGCGTTCCACCGTCCAATAGCATCCTCTTTTAAAATGCACCATTTTGTAGCGCAAAAGCATTCACCGCACACTACACTGTATTTCCCTGGTGCTTGAAGTGTCCCTTCTACCAGTGTCGCACGTCCCTTGCAGTGTGGACACGGTAGCAGCACCCCCGCATCCGTCAGCCGCTTGGCTGCCTCGTGGTCGCCCAGCAAGGCGCGCTTTGTATCATCCATCATGCTCTCTTCCTTTCCAGCGGGCAGCTCTCGATGGCGTATGTACTCACCCATGTTTTCCGCCCGCCCCGGTTTCTCCCAACAATGAACGTCCGTTTCTTGGCCGTCCAGCCCGGTACTGGCTTTTCCTCACGCAACCATGGACACTGGCTGATCGGGAAGCAGCAATCCATGCAGGGGTTGGCCGAATACCGCCGGATGGGGACCAGATATTGTTCAAGTTCACCCATATCACCACACCAGCATAGCCCCGCAGGACTCGCAGAAGCGCGGTTTTGCCTGAGCATGATCCTGATTGAAGAACTTCCCGCAGCAAGGGCAGTTAGCACCATGTTCTGAAAGGATCACGTTCTGCTGAAGTTCATTCTTCAGGATGCCGTCAATAGTTTCTATCAATGCAAGCAGGTTTTCCTTTGTAGGCTCTTTCCGTGCCCGTGTCCTTGCTTGCTCTGACAGCCGCAAAATTTTCTCCCGCTCATAAGCGGTGTTGTCACGGAAGTTATCAGCACTGATTTCTTCCATCATCTGCTTCCCAATTTGTCTTTTCTCGACGGACGCCTGCTCCGGCGTGATTGCTTTTGTGTTGAACCTGCGGTATAATAAAACCATCGCTTGAAATGCCCTCTGTTCTGACAGGCACAGTCCGTCCGGCATAGGCTCTTCTCTGGAGGCGATTTCCTCCCATCTGAATGTCATTTCTTTCTCCTTTCATGTTCCCCGGTATTCCCCGGCGGTTCCCCGGTTGGTTCCCCGGCGCAATCCTTAGAGCCGCAACGGGTTCCCCGGGTTCCCCGGTCAAACGGAGATTTCCTATATAGAGCGAATATTTTGAGCGCTTTAGCCAATTAAAGTTCTCAAAATTATTTTATATATAAGGGGTGTCCGAAATAGCGGGGAACACCGGGGAACCGGGGAACTTTAATCGATCAATTCTGTGTAATATGCACAAATATCAGTACTGTCTTTTATGCAAACACACCTAGGATGCATTTTCCCGATCAGCTTCTTTTTGGTGTTGTAGTCCCGGTCCGTGTTGAGTATTCCGCGCCGCTTTGCCCATGACAGGAACGACGCCGGGTTAAATCCTTCCCTCATCATCTCCCGGTCAAAGACCGATTTAATGATACAGATATAGCCATCACGGAGTACCCCCCAGGTCTCCGTTTTTTCATCTTCCGGGTCAAACTTTGATTGGTTGGAAGCTACAAAATCCATGATCCAGTCTATCGCCCGTTCGTTCTGGTCAACGTCTGATTTGTCCGTCAGATATGGACACATCTCATTGACTTTGAGAGCGTTGCCGTCTTGAAATATCCATTTCTCTGCCAGATAATCGGCTGTCAGGATCATCGCTCCAGCCATTGCCTGTTTCTCGGTGCTGGAACCCCTCTGTAAATCGGCATAGAAGCCCTTATAAGCCATCCTGGCCTCATCCATGTAATCAGACAGGCACTCCACGAAAATCCGTCCAGCGAAGCCGTAGTTGCGTCTGACGGTATCTGCGACAGTCTGCGGGTCCTGAAAGAGCTTTTCGTCTTTACAGTCGACCTCGACGATCCGGTTCACAGCGCCGCCGCCGGAAGCTCCGGTTGTGATGGGCTGCTCTCCGGTTGTGATAATGCAGTTTTTCCAGGTCTGTATTCTCTGTAAGCCGCCCGCCTTTGCGCCCCGCCCCTTGCCGATGCCCTCTGTCAGCATATAGATCAGGCGGTCGAAGTCTGCCCGCTCTTTGATGCATTGCAGCTCGTCCAGGCAGAGCGGAAGAGAGTTGCAGAAACCGGCCATCATTTCTTGTCCTACATAGGTACTGTTGAATGTGTGGATGTAACTTCCCATGGATGGGTTTGCCCAAACGCTGGCGGCTGCCATCAGTCCAACCGTCTTGCCAGCCTCTGTACCGCCCCATATATGAGTGAAGAACGGAAGACCACCCAGCGGTTCCACCAGAGCAGAGGCGAACGATGCTGCAAGCATAATCCTGGCAATGGTCCCATTTGCTCTGATCGTTCGCATCAGGCTCAGCCATTCATCGTAGTCTCCCTGGGGGCATACGCTGTCAAACATGTGCTTGTAGGACAGGTCTCCATCATATTTGAGTTCTTCCACATAAGGGGAAAAACCATAGTCTCCGATCCAGCCCAGCCGTCCAACACTGTTTGTTTCCGGGATCTTGTCGTAGTTTTCGGACTCCAAAAACGTCAGGTATTTTACCAGCTCTTTTGCGCTCTCACTGTCAACAGCGATACCGTATCTTGAGAGGTCCACGATCTTGCTTGCGCTTGATAGCGTGGACTTGTCAAATACTTTCACTTGCCAGCGCAAGCCGCGTTTATAGGCGATCTCCAGCTTGACTTCACCCGTGTCGATGTTGATGAGACGGCCCACCGGCATGATCGGATGTCGGCAAACAATGATCTCTCTGCCAGCAAAATCCAGGCAGGTCACTCCAGCGTCATCACAGGTGTATTCCCCGCAGTAAAGTTCCATCGGCTGGCCGTCAAAATCAGTGACATTTTCGATGTCCCGGCCTTCAGCTTTGCGCTTCTCCGAAAGAAACGCATTCCACTTTGTGATGAAGTTCTTGACGCCGATGGCTCCAGCCTTTTCCTTGATGGCATCCCGGAGCTGAAGCATCACAAATTTGTTATCTCTAAAAGCGTACAGCCATTCAAACGGTTCGGGTGTCTGATATGTCTCCCGTGTCCAGTCCGGGATTTCGGGGAGATTGTTCAAGTTCCCACCTCTTTCCTTCTGCCAACAGCAGGTCATATTTGATTGCATCCATGCTTTTGAGCGCCCATGCAAATGCACAGGTCAATTCATCCGGATCACTTGGCTGAAGGTTTCGGATCAGCTCATCCGCCATATCATACCGGCGCTCCAGTTCATTGCATTTGGCGTTTATCTCTGCAAGCTGTCTGTCATGCTCTCTGACTGCCATGATCGCGCTCTGACGGGCCTTACGCTCTCTGTACGTGATGGGCCGTGAAATACCGATCCCCAAGTTAAAATCGCTGTTAAGGCGTCCCATGGCCTCTCTGAAAGAGCAGTTAAACAACAGCATGGCGAAGTCAATGACGCTGCCATGCGCCCCGCAGCCGAAACAATGGAAGCCACCAGAACCCGGATAGATATGTAGACTTGCCTGTCGGTCTCCCGCATGGAACGGGCAGCGAATGCAGTTTGCACGATCGACCTGAAATCCGTAATGCTCGACTACTTCCCGCATGGTGAGCCGCTGCCTGATTTCTTCAGCATTCCGGTTCATCTGGCAGGCCCTCCAACCGCTCTTTAAGCTCCCGGTACAAGACATCGTGGATCAGCTGGCCGCTCGTTTCTTCTTTGCAGAATAGGATCTGGCAGTTGTAGCGAGACAACCAGGCCGTCATGCTTGCCACCAGGGACTCCGGCTTCATCTGACTGCGATAGACCCCAGCATAGGCTTTTTCCCAATCTCCGTTTTCAATCAAGAGATAGACCTTCGCGTTGGCCTGTTTGGCCCGCTCAAACTCCCGCTCGAACCGTTTGCGGTCCTGGCAATAGCAGTGAGCAATTTCATCCAGGTCCATCTTCCGCTCGATCACGACGGTATCCCGTAGGTCCAGACATTCACACCTTGCAGAGTAATCGCCAAACGGCAGCGTCACCCGTTCTATGGGGAGACCGATGGAGGTCAGGCGCTTCCTGGCCCTCACCGTGTCCTGTTCCCGTGTGTCTACCAGACAGACCATGCTGGAAAGCTGGCGTTTTACTTCTACTGGGTGCATGGAACCGCCTTACTTCCAAGGAAATTCCATGTGGTCAGGGATCGTTCCCTCTTCAGACCATTCAGGAATTGCCGGGGTGCTGTTCTGCTTGTTCTTCAGAGGCTTGTCCTTCGGCATTTTGAATTTTCCGTCCTTGATGTCTCCGACACAGACAAGGGCACATGCTCTGGTAGACCAGCCGGTGTTTCCGTTGTACTCCCATTCCTCGTTGCGGAACAGAACGCCGACAGTCTTGCCTTTCAGTGTAGCCTCGTCCCAATTCCAGTGATAGCCAGGGTTTCCATCCTCAATGCAGTAGATGGCATTATTGAAGGTCCGCTTCGTCCAACCATCCTTTTCGCTGCCATCGTCCTTGGGGACATTCAAACGGTAGGTCCCCCGCCAGCGGCGGTCTTCACCGGTCTGGCCGTCAAAATCCTTCTTGAAGAACCCGGCAAAGGGGCCTTCCAGAATATCAAAGGAGATCAAAAGCACATGGCCCCAGTCATAGGCAATTTCCTCCGCATTGAGGATTTTCGCCACATATCCGCCCACAGGGAGCTGTTCTCTGGCTGTGCTTTTTTCTGCCTTAAATCCGCTGAATTGTTTCATTTTCATCCTCCGTTTCAATCGTTAATGGGCAATTCTGCCCGACATAGTGATCTGGATAGGCGCTGATCTCTCCGGTCAGAGCACAGGTCCGGCTCTGCTGGCGGAAAAACCGGCACTGGCGGCACGAACAATCGGCCACGCCTTTCCGGTCGACCGGGAAATACACGCTGACGGTTGCCGTGCCTTTGATGTAGCTGGACACGCCAGACTCAAAACGGTTATATCTCATAGTATTCTCTGATGGCCTTGTCAACTGCGGCAAGGTCATTCTCGATCAGCGGCTCACTGAACATCCCCATAGGTGTTTTTACTGTGTCCTGTCCGCTGTTCCTGGTGGAGAACTGATATTTTCCATCAGTGACTACGGTTTTTAGGACGATGGTAAACATCCCTTCCAAAGTGATTTTCTCGTCCAGCAGCTTCCCGATGGTCTTGAACTTCTCGTTTCCGTTGTTGTCAATGTCGCTGTGCCCCATGAAATACACGATCTTGTCATCTGGCAGAGCTGCTGCGGTCTTTACTAGAGTGTAGTAGTTCAGTGCCAAATCTGTGAATTTCTGGTAGCCTGTCACTTTGGCCGCTCTCATGTACTCACCTGTCATCAGGTAGGTCGCGTCGTCAATAACGATGGACTTTGCGGGGGCTTTCTGAATAGCCGCCTCAATGGACATATAGTCATCTGTGTTGAAGGTCTTGTGCTTGTTCTTGAATGGCAGCGGCTTGCCGGAAACATTCACGATACACACATCTTCCGGCTTGAAATTCCGCAAGCTGGTGCTTTTCCCGGTGCCGGACTGCCCGTACACCATAACGATGATTGCCATTTAATCCATTCCTCCCGAAATATCTTTCAGCGATCTGTCCGCCAATTGGAGGATAATCCTTGCCTCCTGGTAGCTGACAGAATAGCTGGAATTTGCAATCAGAGAGACGATTTTGGAGGCGGTCTTGATGAAGTTTGACGCCTGGTCCAATGTCACGTAATAGCCAAGCTGTTCTCTGATCCGCTCCTGCTCTTCTCTGAAAGCCTCCGCCCTGTTCATGCTCCCCTTCCCTCCATGTAATAGACCGGAATCCCTGCAACTTCCTCAAGCTGCTCTCTGAGCTCATCAAACCGTTCTTCCAGTTCATCCACCAAAAAATCCTTTTCGCAGTGCTGGCAGTAAATTTCACCGCAAATCACAGAATAGCGATCCCCAGGCCGTATTTCTGCGTCGCACTGACTGCATTTTGGATATTTCACCTATTGTCTCCCTTCATTCCAGACTCTCGCCGCATGGTTGATATCAGTAAATTTCCGAGTTCGCCATCCGCAGGCGTCGCAGGCCACCAGGAACATATCCGGGTTGCCCTCGATTGCCAATCGCTGGCCGGAATATAGTCCGCATCTTGGGCACGGCCCCAACTCGCCTCTGGGGCGTTTAGCGTTTGCGTTCATTCCTCACACCACCAAATGTCTGCCGTCTGGACGCCCAGGGATAAGGCAAAATCGTGGGTAGGGACTGCAATATCAATATGGTCCCCCTTGACTGCCGGGCCGGTATCATCGGCTCTCAGATAAACCATCTCGCCGTTGTACTCGACCAAGATGGTGCTCCCAAGCGGGATTACATCAGGGTCCACGGCGCAGCTCACATAGGGCGTTACCCGCCTGCCGCTGGCGGTGATGCCTGTCCCGGTTCCGCATATGTGAGGCCGTTCCTCGCAGCAGTAAAAGGTGATGATGACATCTTCCAGCCTGTGAGACCGGGCCAGCAAAGCAGCTTCTATAAGCTCATTCTCGTTTTCCTCGATCTCTTCCCCTGTCAGATAACAGCGAGTGGTAGCCGGGGTATCATCACCGGGAAGGCTGCCATCCTCTGTGGTGACTTCTGCTTTGCACTGGGTTGCCGGTTCGGCTTCAACCGTCATAATCAGGTAGCTTCCCAGCCACGCCAGCAGCAGAAGCAGGAACAGAAGATATGTAATCAGCTGCAACCGCCTCTGGCTCCGGCGCCGCCGCTCTTCGCGGGTCAGCTTTTTCATAAGATATGCCTCACCGCTTCCTCACGGGTAATATAGAAATGGATGCCCGCGCTGCACTCGTTCCAGCGGTTTTCGTCGAAATCCAAAACGGAGGCCACAGTTCCGGGAATGTAATGGAAGTTCTCATCTCTATCACTGACGGCGGCCTGCTCCAATACATTCCCCTCTAAATCCTGAATCTCCAAAACGGTTGCCTTTGAGCAGCGGCACTTCCGGCCTGTTGCGGAACTGCGCACGGCATCTTCGGTAATTTCCAGCTTTACAATGCACTCATGACCGCCGGTTTTGACCCTTGCCTTTTTCCAGCCGACAAAAGCGCCGATTTCCGGGCAGGCAATGGGATAAAATAAATTTTTTGCCTTTTCAATGTAGTCGGCCCTGGACAGGTTGGCCCTGGACAGGTTGGCCCCAGACAGGTTGGCCCCAGGCAGGTTGGCCCCAGACAGGTTGGCCCCGGACAGGTTGGCCCCGGACAGGTTGGCCCCGGACAGGTTGG